AATTATGGCAAAAACTACATTTCAAGGACCAGTAAAATCAATTAATGGTTTTCAAGGTGTTGGAACTGGAAACTCTGTATCAATTGGAGCCGGTGCAACTTCTTTAACTGTTGATTCACATGCTGGTAGAATGTTGTACCACAATGTTGCTGGTGCAGCTACTTTGACTTTACCTGCGATTAATTCAACTGCAGACTCAGGTGTTGCAGGACCAGGTAACGATCCAAACTCAGCGAACAACTTAGGTGCTTCTTTTGAGATATACATTGGAACAACTAAAACAGGCAGCTTTATTTTACAAGTTGCTAACGCTAATGATACAATGACTGGTAATGCAATCATTGTTGATACGGATACAAACGATAATGCTGAAGGTTTTATGACTGCAGCTGCTTCAGATACTATTACTTTAAATGGTACTACAACTGGAGGATTAGCTGGAACAATCATAACTTGCAAAGCAATCGGTGCTAACAGATGGGGTGTACAAGTCCACACTGGTGGTACTGGTGATGCAGCTACACCTTTTAGTGCAGCAGTAAGTTAATAATTAATTTAGTGTGGGGCTTCGGCCCCATACTTAAATTTTAAGGAGAAAATATGGATTCAGATCAAACAACACTAAATAAAACTACTGGAGCTATATCTGTTTTGAGAGCAGCTAGAACGAGAGTTACTTCTATTCAAGGTAGAGGTGAAGCAGGTTCTGTTTTAACTTTACATGATTCAGCAACAACAGGAGCTGCAGATTCAGATAATTTAAAAGCTACTTATAAATTTGAAACAGAAGGATTAGAGGTTTACATACCTGGTTCTGGTATTTTGTTTGAAAACGGAGTTTGTGCAACTTTAACACAAACATCGGGAACAGACGGAAGTGTTACCATGACAATCACAGGAGCGTAGTAAATGGCTAATACCACTTCGGGAACAACAACGTTTGACAAAACATTTGCTATTGACGAGATAATAGAAGATGCTTTTGAACGTATTGGATTAAATTCTGTAGCAGGCTATCAATTAAAATCTGCAAGAAGATCTCTTAATATCTTATTTCAAGAATGGGGCAATAGAGGTATTCACTATTGGGAAATAGATGAACTAGATTTAGATTTAATTGAAGGTCAAGCAGAGTATGATTTTTTTAGATCGAGTGATGATGGCACAAGTGCAACATCAAACCCAAATGGTATATACGGAATATCCGATGTTCTTGAAGCACAATTAAGAAGTAATAGAACTCAAACAACTCAATCAGATAGTCCCATGACAAAAGTAGATAGATCTACTTATGCAGGATTCTCAAATAAATTATCAAAAGGTACACCTAATCAATATTGGGTAGAAAGATTTATTGATAAAGTTAGAGTTCACGTTTACCCAACTCCTGATTCTACAAATGCATCTAAAGACATGCATTTTTATTATATAAAAAGAATTCAAGATGTAGGTGATTATACAAATGCAACTGATGTTCCATTTAGATTTGTTCCTTGTATGACAGCAGGACTATCTTTTTATCTTGCTCAAAAATATCAACCACAACTTACACAACAAATGAAATTGTATTATGAAGATGAATTAGCTAGAGCATTAGCAGAAGATGGTTCAGCTTCTAGCACATATATAACACCAAAAGCATATTATCCAGGAGCATAATGGCAAAGTACGCAACAGGTAAATACGCAAAGGCAATATCAGATAGGTCTGGTATGGAATTTCCATACAATGAAATGGTTAGAGAATGGAATGGATCATTTGTGCATGTATCGGAGTTTGAACCAAAGCAACCACAATTAGAACCAAAACCTATGAATGGTGATTCTATATCTTTACGTAATGTTAGACCAGATAGAACAGAAACAGCTGTTCCTAATCTTTTACCTTCAAATCCTTTTACTATCACTAATGGATCAACTACTGTTACAGTTAATGAACCAGATCATGGTCGATCAACTAGTGATACTGTTAGATTTAGAGATGCTTCAAATGTTGCAAATTTACCAGCAGCAACAATAAATGCATCAGGAGGGTATACAATTACTAAAGTTAATGATAATAAATATACTTTTAGTTCTGGAGTTACGGCTTCAATAACATTAAAAGGAGGAGGTGACATAGCTTCAGCAGGGCCAGTCACAGTTACAGCATGATAAATAAAATTTGGAATTGGATTAAAAATAAATTTAAATCAGAAAAACAAGATCCACATCTTGTTTTGTATGAAGAGGTACAAGAACCTAAACCAACACATTGTCAAGGACATTTAAGATTTAGAAAATCTTGTCCTCGTTGTCAGGAGCTAGTAGCATAATGTCAGGAATAAGTGCATCAGGATTAAAAACACAAATTAAAAGTTACACAGAAACAGACTCAAATGTTTTAACAGATGCTGTTTTAGAAAATATTATTTTAAACGCTCAATATAGAATAATGAGAGATGTTCCTATTGATGCTGATAGAAAACAACAAACAATTAATTTAGTTGCAGGTCAAGAATCTATCAACGCTCCTGCAGGATGTTTATTTATTAGAGCCATTCAAGTATATGATTCTAATTCAGTTATAACTGGCGCAAATACTTTTTTAGAAAAAAAGGACATGAGTTATTTACAAGAATATCAAGACATAACAGGAACATCCGCAGCACAAGGTAAACCAAAATATTATGCTTCTTTTGGAGGTGCAACTGGAAATACAGATACGACATCAGGTAGAATATTTTTAGCTCCTACACCTAATACCAATTATTTAGCTAGAATACATTTTAACAAAATGCCTGGTCTTTTAGAGGGTGATAATACTAATTATATTAGTCTTAACTTTCCAAATGGACTTTTATATTGCTGTCTATCAGAGGCATATGGCTTTTTAAAAGGTCCAATAGATATGTTGACACTTTACGAAAATAAATATAAACAAGAAGTACAGAAGTTTGCTAATGAACAAGTTGGCAGAAGACGAAGAGATGACTACACAGATGGCGCTGTTCGTATTCCGGTAACTTCAGCAAACCCGTAGGAGATAAATTATGGCAATATCATCAGCAATATGTTCAAGCTTCAAACAAGAGCTTTTACAAGGTAAACACAGTTTTGAATCTTCAGGTGGTCACACTTTTAAATTAGCTTTATATGATAGCTCTGCAAGTTTAGGAGCAGCTACTACAGATTATTCAACATCAGAAGAAATTTCAAATACATCAGGATCTGCATATCAACCGGGTGGTGCAACTTTAACTAACACTGGAGTTGGATTAACAAGCACAACTGCATTTACAGATTTTTCTGATGTAACATACAGCTCAGCTTCTTTTACTGCAAACGGTGCATTAATTTATAACACAACAACAGATGGTGGTTCAGGAACTACTGATGCCGTGTGTGTGATTGCATTCGGTGGTGACAAAACAGCAAGTAACGGAACTTTTAAAATAGAATTTCCCGCAAACGATTCCTCTTCAGCAATCATCAGATTAGCGTAGGAGGTCGACCATGTCGACAACTTCAGGATGGGGCAGGTTCACCTGGGGCCAAGCTAATTGGAATGCAGATACAACTTTAAAAACAGGTTGGGGTGCACAAGCTTGGAGTGATGGTGAATGGGGAGAACTTAAAGATGCTATCGCTCTTCCAACAGGTTTATCAATTACAGCTAGTGTTGGTTCAGTAGATGTACCAGATGTTATAATTACACCCACAAGTTTTGAAATTACATCTTCACAAGGTGAAGCTTTTGTTCCTGTAACAATAGACGATACATTGTCTATTACATCTTCTGTTGGTTCAGTGTCCGTGGTTGATATGCAAGTTGGATTGACTGGTATATCAGCAACATTTGCTATTGGATCTGTTACAGTCAATGACATGACTGTTGGTTTAACAGGTCAAGAACTTACGGCAAGTCAAGGAACTGCAAAAGCACCAAACGAAACGGCTATTTTATCTGGTTTAGCAATTACATCTGAACAAGGAACTGCACAAGGTATTTCTTCACAAGAAGCACAGTTAACAGGAATAGAGTTTACAGCTAGTATTGGAACTGTAGTAATACCAAATGATGTAGTTCAACCATCAGGATTACAAGCAGAGTTTACCCAAGGAACTATTATAGGACTAGGAAGTGCTGTTGCTTCTCCATCTAGTTTAACATTAAACGCTAGTGTAGGAACTCTAGATCCTAATGACATGACTCTAGGATTAACTGGTCAGTCATTTAACGCTAATGTTGGTAGTATTTCATTAACAGATATTACAGTAGGATTGACAGGACAATCAGCATCATTTAGTATTGGCGCTGTAGATATTTTTGCTTATGGAAATGTTGACCCTGGTCAAAATAACAGTTATAGTGACGTTCCAACAGGAACAAATAATAGTTATTCTGATGTTGCAACAGGGACAAATAACAGTTATACAGATGTAGCAGCTTAGGAGAATTTTTTATGGCATCAACATACACACCTTTAGGGGTAGAACTTCAGCAAACCGGTGAAAACGCTGGTACATGGGGTACAAAAACAAATACAAATTTACAACTTATAGAACAAATAATAGGTGGTTTTACCACACAAGATATAGCAGGTGGTGCACAAACTACAGCTTTAACTGTTACTGATAATGGAACTGGTGATGTTGCTGGTCATAGAATGATTGACTTTACTGGTACGATCACTGGAAATCAGATTGTAACAATACCTTTAGATGTTCAAACTTTTTATATTTTAAGAAACTCAACTTCAGGCGCATATACTGTTCAGTTTAAATATGCATCAGGTTCAGGTTCTTCCTTTACTTTTTCAGCTACACAAAAGAAAACAGCAATCGTTTTTGCTACAGCGAACGATGGCACGAACCCAGATATTATAGAAGTTCAAACAGGTGGAGATGTTGTAGATGATACATCACCACAATTAGGTGGAGATTTAGATGTTAACGGAAATAAAATTGTATCAACATCTAATGGTAATATTGAATTGGAACCAAACGGAACTGGTGATGTAATTTTAGATACAGATCAAGTATTAGTTGGTGGTGGATCAGAAGTAGGTCAAATATCTTCTAATGGTGCGTATGATCTTAAATTAGTTACAAATTCAGGAACAGATTCAAGTTATATTAATATTGTTGATGCAGCTAATGGTAATACACAATTATATCCAAATGGGACAGGTTTAACAGAAATTGGTGGTGGAACAAACCCAGGTACAATTCAACTTAACTGTGAAAGTAACTCCCACGGGATTAAACTACAGTCACCTCCACATAGCTCAGGTCAGAGCTACACACTAAAATTTCCCACTGGAAACGTAACAGCAAATAGATTTTTAAAAGTAGATTCAGTATCTGGTTCAGGTGCAACAGGTGTTGGTCAATTATCATTCGCTGAAGTATCAGGCGGAACCTCTTGGCAAGCAGTTAAAACTTCTACATTTACAGCAGTTGCTGGGGAGGGTTATTTTATAGATACAAGTTCTGGTGCAGTAGAGATGGATTTACCTGCAGGAAGTATAGGTGATGAAGTATCATTTATAGATTATGCAGGAACATTTGATACTAACGCATTAACAATTGATCAAAACGGTTCAGAAAAAATTGCAGGATCAACTGATCCTTTGACAGTATCAACAGAAAGAGCAGCGAATACTTTAGTTTATGTAGATAGCACACAAGGTTGGCTCTTAAAGAATAATTAAGGAGATACATGGCTGCTTATAAAGATCTAGTAGGGCAGAAGATTACGAAAGTAACTTCAAACCCTGGTGAACCAAAAACAGGTCAGATGTGGTACAACTCCACTGCTGGAAAACTTAGAGGTATAGGTGTACTTGAAGCATGGGCAAGTTCATCAGCTTTAATTGAAGCTAGATCAAGTGGAGCAGGTTTTGGAATTTCAACAGCTGCAGTTTATGCAGGTGGTCAAACACCTCCTGGCCCTGGATCGACCAATACTTTTGAATACAATGGTAGTGGATGGTCTAGTGGTGGTGCCTTAAATACAGGTAGATATGAATTAGGAGGAATTACTGCGGGAACAGAAACAGCAGGTTTATGTTTTGGTGGAAATACTGCTCCTGGTTGGAATGGTACAGCTGCTACTGAAGAATATAATGGAACAGCGTGGACAAATTCTAATAACATGGCAACTACTGTTTCTTTTATGGGTGGAAGCGGAATTCAAACTGCTGCTTTCTCTGGTGGAGGTAGAACACCATCAAGTACAAATAATTCACAAGAGTATGATGGCACAAATTGGTCAAACGGAAATAACATTAACACTACTAGACAAGCATTAGTAGGATTAGGAACTCAAACTGCAGGAATGGTAGCAGGTGGTGAGCTTGCAGCTGGAGGTGGTTCAAATTCTAGTGAAACATATGATGGAACAAATTGGACAGCTGCTCCTAATTTAGGTACAGCTAGATATAGATTATCTGGTTCTGGATCAGATTATACACAAGGTTTGGTTTTTGGAGGAAGATTTAATTCCCCTGCAGCAGACAAAGCTCAAACAGAATCTTTTAATGGAACTTCTTGGACAGAGACAGCGGATTTAGCAACAGCTAGACAACAGTTAAGTGGTAATAGAGGAAGTAGTTCTTCAGCTATAGCTGCTGGTGGTTTACCTCCTCCAGCATCACAAACAACGGACACAGAAGAGTTTACAAAATCAACAAATGTTGTTACAGCTGCGGCATGGGCTAGTAGTAATGCTTTAAATACTGCTAGATGGGGTGGCGCTGCAATGGGATCACAAACTGCAGGTTTATTTGCAGGTGGTAAAACCCCTACTGCACAAAATAATTCTGAAGAATATGATGGAACATCTTGGACAGAAGGTAATAACTTAAACACAGCAAGAGGTGTAATGGCTGCTGGTGGAGAGTCTACACAAACAGCAGGCTTATGTTTTGGTGGTACAACTTCAACAGCTCCTGATAACTCAGGTGTTACAAACGCAACAGAAGAATATAATGGTTCTTCTTGGACATCAGTAAATAATATGAATTATTCATGCAGAAATCTTGGTGGCGCTGGAACACAAACATCTGCTCTTGCAGCTGGTGGTAACCCTGGACCATCTCAATATAATTCAACTACTGGGGAATACGATGGAACTGATTGGACAGCAGGAACGTCTTTACCTACAGCATTACAAGATAATCAAGGTATGGCAGGAGCTAATCAAAATGCAGTGTTTCTTGTTGGAGGAGAAGGTCCTCCAGGTTCACGAAGAACAGATACTTTAGAATATGATGGAACTAACTGGACAGCTGGTGGTTCTATAAATACTGGTGTTATGTCAAATGGAGCATCAGGAACTTTAACAGCTGGTTTAACTTTTGGAGGGACAACAGGTTCCTTAGTAACTACAACTTTAGGTTATGATGGAACATCGTGGTCTACTAGACCATCAATGGCTACAGCAAGACAATATGGAGCTGGGGCTGGAACAAATGTTGCAACTTTTGTTGCAGGAGGTTTAGGGACTCCAGGAGGAGCTATTAGTAACACAGAAGAATTTACAGGAGAAACATCAGCTGCTAATATAGCAGATTTTACAACGAGTTAATTATGAGTACATATAGAAAAATACACGGACGATCAATTCAAGCAGTAACAACTGATCCAACTGAATCAGTTGCTGAAGGTCAAGTTTGGTACAACACAACTAGTGATACTTTTAAAAGTGTGTTGATTAATGAAGCATGGGTTAGTGCTACACCAATGTCTACCTTTAGATATGGAACGGCTGGAGGGGGAACTCAATCAGCAGCTTTTGTTGGAGGTGGATATCCAACTCCTTCACCTGATCCTACAAATGTTACAGAGGAATATAATGGTAGTGGTTGGTCAAGTGGTGGAAATATGAATACTGCAAGAATGTATATAGGTGGTAGTGGAACTCAAACAGCTGGACTAGCATCAGGAGGAGATGAATATCCAAGTCCTAGATATTCAGTGTTAGTTGAAGAATATGATGGCAGTTCTTGGACTGTGCAAAACACTTTACCTACTCAAAACAAAAATATGGGTTCTTGTGGAACTCAAACAGCTTCTTTAAATATTGGAGGTTCAGTCCCTGCTGCTACTAACGTAACTAATTCATATGATGGAACTAATTGGACTAACACAGGACACAATTTAAATACAGCAAGATTTAGTTTAAGAGCTGTAGGAACTACTACGTCTGCTTTAGTAAACGGAGGAAATCCAAATCTTCAAACTACTGAAGAGTATGATGGGAGTTCTTGGACAAGTGCTAGTAATTCTGTAAGTAATTTTGATGCTCACTCATCTGCAGGAACACAAACAGCAGCCAGAATGTTTGGTGGTTTTCCAAGTCCATCCGTGCAACATAATTTTTATGATGGATCATCATGGTCAACAGCTCCAAATTTAGGAACAGGTCGTTATTATGGTGCTTTAGGACCAATAGGCACATCAACTGCAGCTTTAATGGCTGGAGGAAACGCTTCACCATCTCCAGTTACTGGAGTAGCAACAGAAGAATTTACATCATCAGCAAACGTCATTACAGCTGCAGCATGGGCGAGTGGTGGTAATTTAAATACTGCTAGATATCAAATGGCAGGGGCTGGAACTCAAACTGCAGGTTTAGCTTTTGGTGGATATACAACTACTGCTGTAGGTGACACTGAAGAATATAACGGAACAAGTTGGTCAGAACAAAGTGATTTAGGAACTGCAAGGTATGAAATGGCTAATGGTAATGGAACACAAACAGCTGGACTTTGCATTGCTGGTCGTACTAGCCCAGGTGCTCAATCTTTTGTAGAAGAATATAATGGATCATCTTGGTCAGAAGTAAATAATTTACCATCAAATAGAGTTGCTCAAGGAAGTTGTGGACCTCAAACTGCAACTGTAGCTGCATTGGGTGCAACTGCTCCAGGAGCTCCTAATATAACAAATACTTCTTTTGAATATGATGGTACTAATTGGACTGCTGGAAATACAGCTAACACAGCGAGAAGTGCAGCCTTTGCAGCTGGAACACAAACCTCTGCTATATTTGCAGGTGGAAGTCCTTCATTAACCGCCGCAGAAGAATATAATGGAACTTCTTTTGCAAATACAGGTAGTTTATTAGTTGGCGCACAAGGTGCAAACGCTGCAGGTGCCGATTCAGACGCTGCGCTTTTTACAAGCGGAGGAAATGGAACATCACCTTCAGGAGTAGATGAAACACAATCATACGATGGATCAGTTTTTTCAACTGCACCTAAATTATCAAGTAAAAGAGGATATGCAGCAGGATTTGGAACACAAACTGCAGCAGTTGTAGGAGGAGGTTTAAGAACTGCAGGAGTAGCTACAACAGAAGACTTCACAGGAGAAACAACTTCGTTAAATGTTAAAACTTTGACACAGAGTTAAACTATGATATACAAACTTTAAAAGGAGGAAGACTATGGCACACTTTATATATGGAGTAGCTGAAAACACGGGCAAAGGATTTTTTACTGCAGAAGACAGAAGAAAATTCTTCCTTAGAGGTTATCCTGCAAACGTCTGGATGGTTGGCAACAACGTTGATGGCGCTATGTGGTTAGCTGAAAAGGGTGCTCGTGAAAAGACAAAAGCCGAAGCACAAGCTTTGATTGACGCTGAAGTTCAAGCGGCACAAGCTGCGTGGGATGCTCAGTCGGATGAAGAAAAAGCACTTCGTGAAAGACCAGCTGATGTAATATTGCCATAAGGATTTTCTAAATGGCAACTTACGAAGAAATATACGGTAAGAGAGTAAAAGAATTTGACTCTGACCCCACGCTAGAATCTAGTTATGAGGGACAGGTTTGGTACGACAAATCTACAGGTGTTTTAAAATCTGTTGTTGCTGTTGCAGCATGGTCAAGTAGTGCAAACACAACTGTTACTAGAGGATCTGGATATGGGTTTGGAACATTAACAGCAGGAGTTACTGGTACAGGAGAAGCAGGACCTCCTGGTCTTGTACCAACAACGACAGAAGAATATAATGGAAATGGTTGGTCTAATTCAGGAAATTACCCAACACAAGTTTTTTTATCAAATGGTTGTGGGACTCAAACTGCAGGTATAGCTGCAGGTGGTCGAACACCTTCAATTATAAACACAGCTAATGTATACGATGGTTCTTCTTGGACTGCTGCTGGTGGAAATTTAAATGAAACTAAATCGGATGGGGGTATGTTTGGAATTCAAACATCTGCTATTTATTGTGGTGGTGATAATCCTAGTCCAGGTTATATAGATAGTACAGAATTATATGATGGATCTTCTTTTTCTGAAGTAAATAATTTACCTGTAGCTAAAAGACAATTTGGAACAGCAGGCACATCAACAGCTGGATTAATTTCAGGTGGTAGAATTGGACCAGGTCCAACAGTAGCTACAACTGAAGATTGGGATGGGACTAATTGGACAACTGGACCAAATATAAATACAGCTAGAAGATATTTACAAGGATGGGGAAGTTCAACTTCAGCTTTAATTTGTGGTGGATCTCCAGATGGCTCCACAGCGAGTGCTTTAACTGAAATGTACGATGGCACATCATGGAGTGAAACAGGTGATTTAGCAACTGCAAGACATTTTGGAGGGACCTCTCAAAATCAAGGAAGTAATACAAGTGGTTGGATGGCAAATGGAAATGCTGGACCAACTTTTTATGCTTCAACAGAAGAATGGAATTTTTCAACAAACACAATAACGGCTGCAGCATTTGCAGCTGGCAATAATATAAATAACGCAAGAAGATATATAAGAGGTTTTGGAATTAAATCAGCTGGTGTTATTTGTGGTGGTTATACAAGTTCTCCATCTGATAAAACTGAAGAATTTAATGGTACAACTTATTCAAACAGTTCAACTCTAGGAACTGGAAGATATTCTTTAGCAGCATGTGGAATTGAATCTGCAGGTTTAGCTTTTGGAGGTTTAAATACTACTCCTTCAAAAAGAGGAGAAACAGAAGAATACGATGGCTCTTCATGGTCAGAAGAAACTGATTTAAATACAGCTAGAGGTGAATTAGGAGGAGCAGGGACACAAACAGCAGGACTTGCTTTTGGAGGATCTTTACCTTCAGTTACTGGAGCGACTGAAGAATATGATGGTTCTTCTTGGACAACTAGTCCTAATAGTTTAAATACGGCTAGAAAAGGAGAAGTTGGAGGAGCAGGAACTCAAACAGCAGCGGTTGCTTTTGGTGGATCAATACCACCTAATACTGGAGCAACCGAAGAATACGATGGTTCATCTTGGACAGCTTCTAATGCAATGCTTACTGCTAGAAGTCAGATGTCTCCTACACAAAATGGAACACAATCGGCTGTTTTTGTTATGGGAGGAAGTCCTGGCACTAATACTTTTGTAGAAAATTATGATGGAACTTCTTGGTCAACTAGACCTTCTTTAGCAAACGGTAGAAGATTAGCAGGTGGTTTTGCTACTACTTCAGATGCTGTTCTTGCTGGTGGATATACTTCTACAAATTTAAATACAACAGAAGAATTTACAGCAGAAACAACATCAGTTATAGCTAACACATTGACAACTAGTTAATAAAGTATATATTAACTAACGAAAGGATTATTATGACAGAAAAAAGAAATATACATGCACTTATAGAAAAAGAAGCACCAAGCTTAAATAATTTATTAGATCCAGAAGATGTAAAAGAGTTTAAGGCTATGACAGCCGAGCTTCGTGACACATGGACCAAGAAACAAGTATTTAGAACAGAGACAGAAATGAGAATGTCTGTTCTTCAAGATATGAAATATCCAACTAAAGCTGCAAAATATTGGCAGTGTGTTAGAGAACAAAACGTATTTTTAGAAAACTTAATGAGTTTATCATTTGATTGCAGAAGACAAGAAGCTAAAGTTAAATGGTTAGAGAAAAAAATTGAGACAGAAAAAGACGAATACAAATTAACAAAATATCAAATAGATTTAGATGAAGCTAGATATGGTTTAGCTAACATGCAACTTGTTGCAAGAGATCGTATGAGAGAAATAAAACTATGGTCACAACTTAAAAAAGAATTTGACGATGGCACGTTTGATACTCAAGATGTTAATAAACACCAATTAGAATCTTATCATCATATTATGAAAAACAAAGCAGAAACATTATCGTCTGGTTCTTCACAGCCAGAAATATTTAATGTGTTAGGTCAATTAAAAACAATAGAAAGAGTTAAAAAATCAGGAGAAATGATTTATAACAAGAAAGAACAATTAACTAGTGACCTCGGAGCCAAAGAAAAATAAACAACTATTTTTTTTAGTTGCACTACCAAGATCGGGTAATACTTTATTTGCAAGTATTATGAACCAGAATCCTGAGATAGCTGCAACTCCTAATTCTATTACATTAGAGATAATGAAAGATTTGTTTTTGTTAAAACAAACAGATGTGTTTTTAAATTACCCAGATCATAAGTCATTAGATAACGTATTAAATACAGTGTATGATAATTACTATAAAGATTGGCCACAAAGAATAATTATAGACAGAGGCCCTGTGATGACACCTGGTAATTTTACATTGATACAAAAACATTTTAAACGACCGTTTAAGTGTATTGTACTACTTAGAGATTTGATGGATGTACTAGCTAGCTACATGCAATGGTATACAGAAAATCCTGATGCATTTCCTAATAGATATAATTTAAAAAATGATGAAGAAAAATTAAGTATGATTATGAATAAAGAAGGTGCCGTTGCAAAAGATTTAGAAGCTATAAAAAATTCATATAACTATCCAGGTCTTTGTCACTATGTAAAGTATGATGATATGGTTACGCAACCAGAACAAGAGTTTAGAAAAATATATCAATTCTTAAATGAACCATATTTTAACCATAGATTTGATAACTTAGATCAAGTATCTGTAAATGGTTTATCTTATGATGACAAAGTAGTTGGAAGCAACATGCATAAACTATTTGATGGACCTGTAAGAAAAGTGTATAACCCTTACATAGAAAAAATCCCAGAAAGGATAAAAGAAAAGTATGGACACATCAGATTTTAAATTTATATTTTTAGGTCAATCAGTATTAAGATATCAAGTGCCATTAGATGTATTTAATACTATTAATCATATTTATGAAACTAAATATCCTGAACTTAAACCTGCTAATAAACAATTAGTGGGTAAAATAGAAAAAGAACATAGTTTATTTTTTGATGGTCAAGATAGTCCTAGAATGACTAAACATAATATGTTGCCACAAAACGTATTGCAGTGGTTTCATCAAAAATTTACACACTATTTACAATGGAACAAAGTAAAAGAATATAAAATGCATTTAAATTCTGTATGGGTCAATACTATGTTTGAACATGAATATAATCCAGTGCATGTGCACCAAGGAACATTGTTTACAGGTTTATCTAGTGTTATGATTTTAAAATTACCACAAAGTTTTGGTGTAGAATATTCTTCACCTGATCAACCACAAAACGGTAGATTACAAATATTAGGATCAGCTAATGGTCAGTTTGCAAATATAGATTATCAACCAGAAATTAAAGAAAGAGATTTTTTTATTTTTCCATATGATATGAGACATGCAGTGTACCCATTTAATGGACCAGGGTACAGAAGAACGTTAGCTGCAAATATGGATGTGCAATATGACCCGATTAGAAACAGAGGAGTAAGTTAATGTTAGAACCACATTATCAAATATTTAAAAATAAATTAAAAGAAGTAAAACTTAAAGATATGAAAACTCATTTTCCAACAGTAAATGAATTTGTAAAAAAAATAAATCCAGATTTTGAAAAAAATGGATTATTGTGCCCTATTGTTTTAGATGCAGATGGTGTGCATATTAGAAGTGGTGCACATAGATATGAATATTTTAAAGATAAACATGAATCTACTTTGTGTTATGTAGGTCAAAGTCATGAAGAAACTAAATTTTTTCAATACTTAAATGTTTTTTGTTGGGAAAACCATCCTGTAAAGAAACCAGAATTTTTAAAAGCAATGTATGAAAAGGTGGTAGAGAATGTACGAAAATAGACACATTACAGAACCTAAGTGGAAAAGTTGGATTGTGCAAACAACTACACCATTATTTACACCAGATCAATGTAGACAGATTATAGAATGTGGTAGAAGACAACCACCACAACAAGCACAAGTTGGTATGGGTAAACCTGGAGGTGGCACAGACACAAAGAAAAGAGTCACAACAATATCATGGATACCATTTAAAGAAATGGGACACATGTATCGTGATCTTAATAACTTTATACAAAAAGCAAATGAAAATCATTTTGGGTTTGGAGATATACAGGTTACAGAGAATGCACAGTTTACAGAATATCCAGAGGGTGGGTTCTATGATTGGCATATGGATTGTGATGTGAACATGCAACATGAACCACCTGTTAGAAAAATATCAATGACATTATTACTTAATGATCCATCAGAGTTTGAAGGTGGAGATTTAGAACTAATGGCACCAGGTAAATTTGCAGAATTAAAACAAGGTCATGCAATAGTATTTGCATCTTTTTTAAATCACAGAGTTAATCCTGTAAAACGTGGAGTTAGACAGTCTCTTGTTGTTTGGTTTGGAGGTAAACCATTTAGATGATTAAAGAACAATTTTTTCCAACAAACATATACGGCAAAGATGTAAAACTAGATAATCAATTATTTGAAAAAGAAATAGTTGAGTGGTCTAAACGAGATCCTGGCGTAAAGAAGACAAACCGTAATGGCTGGCACTCTACAACAGAAATGCATAAGATTCCTGTGTTTCAACCTTTGGTTAATGAATTATTTTTAATGATGAATGACATATGGAAAGAAGAATGGTTGGATAGAGAGCCTGTGTTAGGTAATATGTGGGCTAATATAAATCCACCAGGTGGATACAATGCTCCACATATACATCCTAATAGTTTGTTTAGTGGTGTGTATTATGTAAAAGCTCCGAAAGACTCTGGTAATTTAGTTTGTAATGAACCAAGAGCAGGAGCACAATTAAATATGCCTGCAAGAAAACCTGGAAAACCACCAAAAGAACTATGGAGAGAGGTGCATTTAGAACCAAAAGAAGGTAGAATTATAATGTTTCCTTTTTATCTTTGGCATAATGTTGAACCTAATTTATCTAATGATATAAGAATATCAGTAAGTTTTAATTTTATACAACATGGCTTTCAATAAATATCAAGTAATTAAAGGTGCACTTAGCTACGAGTTAGCTAATTTTATATTTAACTATTTTCTTTTAAAAAGAGATGCAGTTGATTGGATGTATAAAAACAATATTACGTATGATACAGGACTACACGGAACCTGGTCTGATGAACAAGTTCCAAACACATACAGTCATTATGCAGATAATGTTATGGAAACATTGTTAGTCAAGATGCTACCAGTCATGGCTAAAGAAACAGGACTTAATTTAGTACCTACATATTCGTACGCTAGGATATATAAAAAAGGTGACATATTAAAAAGACACAAAGATAGACCCTCTTGTGAGATATCTACCACATTAAATTTAGGTGGAGATCCATGGCCTATATTTATCGACGGCACTGGGGCTGACACGGTCATAGACGAGTATAAACAGATACATAAACCCAATGCCCCAAAAGGCACGAAAGTCTTGCTTGATGTAGGAGATATGCTAGTATATAGTGGTTGTGAATTAGAACATTGGAGAGAACCACTTGAAGGTGATGTCTGTGCACAGGTATTTCTTCATTATAACCATGTGAATGGTCCTTTTGCTGAAAAGAACAGGTTCGACAAGAGGCCGATGTTAGGTATTCCACCAATACGGAATATGTAATATAATGAGGTTATATGCTACAAAAAATAGGGTTTCAACCTGGTATCAATAAACAAATCACACCTACAGGCGCAGAAGGTCAATGGATCGACTGTGATAATGTTAGATTTAGATATGGCACACCTGAAAAGATAGGTGGTTGGAAACAATTAGGTGAAAGTAATTTAACTGGTGCAGGACGTGGACTTCATCATTATGTAAATAGTTTAGGTAGAAAATATGCAATCATAGGCACAAACAGAATTTTATACGCATATTCAGGTGGTGTATATTATGATATACATCCTATCAAATCCACAAACACTCTTACAAATGCATTTACCACGACTAATGGATCATCCACAGTCACTATAACATTTAGTGGCGCTCATGGTATTAGTGAGTCTGATATTGTATTGTTAGATAATTTTTCTACAATTACAAATTCTAATTTTGGTGCATCTGATTTTAATGATAAAAAATTCATGGTTACAACTGTGCCATCAAGCACAACTATTACAATTACAATGCCATCAAATGAAACAGGATCTGGTGCAACAACATCAGGTGGTATACGAGTTCAACATTATTATACAGTAGGACCAGCTGTACAGGCAAAAGGTTTTGGTTGGGGACTAGGATCTTGGGGTGGTGAAGAAGTAGGAGCATTTACTACAACTTTATCCGGTGCAATAAATGCTTCAACTACAACAGGTATTATACTAACTGACCCTTCACAGTTTCCAAGTTCAGGTACAAACTTTGTGCAAATAGGAACTGAAGAAATATCTTACACAGGTATTAGTGCATCGAATGAGTTAACAGGTGTGACTAGAGATGTTAGAGGTACTTCACCATCATCTCATGGTGCTGGAGATACAGTAACCAATGCAAGTAATTATGTTGCATGGGGTGAAGCAGCATCTGGTGACTTGGTATTAGAACCAGGTATGTGGTCGTTAGATAACTTTGGTGACAAAGCTATATGTTTAATACACGATAGCGCTGTGTTTGAATGGGACTCATCTTTATCAAATGCAACAGACACTAGAGCAACAATTATATCTGGTGCACCAACAGCGTCACGTCACATGTTAGTATCTACACCTGATAGACACTTAGTATTCTTTGGAACAGAAACAACGATAGGTGATACGTCAACACAAGATGATATGTTTGTGAGATTCTCAGATCAAGAAGATATAAATACATATACACCAACAGCAACTAATACAGCTGGTACACAAAGACTAGCAGATGGATCACAGATCAGAGGAGCAATTAGAGGTAGAGATGCAATCTATGTTTGGACTGATACTGCATTGTTCACTCAACGTTTTGTTGGTCAACCATTTACGTTTGCGTTCGCACAAGTTGGAACTAACTGTGGACTTGTTGGACAGAATGCGTGCGTGGAAGTTGATGGTGCTGCGTACTGGATGTCAGAAAATGGTTTCTTTAGATACGCTGGTAAGTTAGAATCATTACCTTGTTTAGTAGAAGATCACGTTTACGATAATATAAATTTAAATTCTGGTAATCAAATGGTATCAGCAGGATTAAATAATTTGTTTGGTGAAGTAATGTGGTTTTATCCAACAACAGGATCATCTGTTGTAAATAGAATGGTTGTATATAATTATTTTGATTCATCACCACAAAGACCTGTATGGACTGTTGGCACATTAGCTAGAACTATGTGGGAAGATTCTGCAGTGTTTGGATCACCACATGCATTAGAATATGATGCTAACACAGATACATCTTTTGATGTTGTAGGCAACACAGAGGGTAGAACAACATACTATGAACACGAAACAGGAACTGATCAAGTTAAAGGTGGAGCTGTTACAGCAATCACAGCAAATATATCTTCTGGAGATTTTGATATTACACAAGCTCGAGCACAAGGCACAGGACAAGCTACAGGTGTTGCAACATTTAGAGGAGATGGTGAATTTATAATGAAGATAAGAAGATTTATACCAGACTTTATATCTCAAACTGGTAATACACAAGTTACATTACAACTAAGAAATTACCCTAATGATAGTCAAGCAAGTTCATCATTAGGACCTTTTACAGTTACATCATCTACACAAAAAATAGACACACGTGCAAGAGCTAGAGCTATTGCATTAAAAATAGAAAACACATCATCAGCTCAAAGTTGGAAATTAGGAACTTTTAGATTAGATACACAACCAGATGGAAGAAGATAATGGCAAAAATTGTACAAGTAATAACTAGACCATCAAGAGACTATGATGTAGAAACTGCAGAGGCTCAAGTGAGAGATCTTGATGCAATTGTAGAAAAATTAAACTCAACGTTTCAAGAAGAATTAAAAGATGAAATTGAAGCATTTAACTTTTTTATTAACTAATGGCTAATCAATTTAAATTTGTGGGAACCGATAACAGCACAACAGGAAGTGCCATAAATCCTTTTGGTACAGGTAATCCTTTGGTAAGTGAAACATATGTAATTAAATCTATACTAGTTACATCAGCTGGCACACCAACAGTTACTGTTACAAATAATAGTATTACAGCTATAAAATCAGCAGCTTTGACTGCTAACACTACAACAGAATTATTAACTCAACCTTTGGTGGTTGAAGGTGGTAATACTCTAACTGTGCAATCAAGCAATACAGATTCGTTTGATGTTGCGATTAGTTATTTAAACATTAAAAAGGAGATAACAACATAATGAAAGACATACCAGTAATAGAACCAAAAGAGGTTATAACAACAATAACAAATATGAAGACAGGTGAAGAATATAAGGACGATAATGAATGGAAATCAAAGGGAATTCCAGAATCTGATATAAGAAAAGATGTTAGAGTTATCATGCCTAGCCTTGATTTATTTGGAGAAACAAAATAAGATAGTACAATGGCCATAACTAGAGCACAACAAGTAAGACAAATGTTAATTAAGGGTGGAGTTGTAAACCCTGATGGTAGACGTGGATTTTTTAAAGGTGCGCAAGATGATACTAGAAGAGGATCACCTATGTCTCCAGGCACATCTGTAGGAGGAAATACAAGAGGAGGCACTGGTAAAGGCAGAGATTTAGATGTTCAACAAAGAGGGATGACTAAATCTGAATATAATAGAAGAAGAGCAGAAGGAACAATAGATTCTTATAAAGGATCAGACGGTCCACCAAAAACCACCACAGTTCAAAAAGATAAACGTTTTATTCCAACACCTGTGCCAAAAGGAATAGGCTTTCTTGATAGAACTAGAAATAAATTAATACAAGCATCTTTAAATAGAAATAAAGTTTTAGCTTTAAAAAAACTTGGTTTAATAAAAGATCCTGGATTTACAGGTTTTGTAGGTACAACAATTGATGCACTAACAGGTAAAATTCCAGAACAATTTGAATTAATGTCAGAAGAAGATTTATTAGATATTGCAACGAGTGGACCATATCTTTCTCAACAAAAAACAAAAGGTGATGTAAATAAATTTTCTTCTGGAAAAGATTTATTAGGAAGAGTATTTGAAGCAGAAGATTTATTAAGAAAAGGAGATATGACACAAACTAAATACGATAAATTATTTCCTGGACTAGATATACCAGAAGATATAGGAGGAGAGGGTGGTATACAAGACCCATGTAAAGGACCAAACCCACCTGCATATTGTTTTGTAGGTATAAGATCAGTCGAGCCTAAAGTAGAAGAATACGTAAACCCATTATCTTTACTAACACCAAGAATTGCAGGCACACAGTTTGCAGCTGACGGTGGACGTATAGGTTTTTTTAAAGGTGCAGTAGCAGGTGGTGGAAACATATCTCCAGGCACAGATGTTAGAGGTAATGTTAGAGACGACAATCCTTTTACAGGAGGCGGTGGAGATGGACCTAAAACAACTCCTACAAATGTTGGTGGTGGAGGTGTCACTACATTAAAAACAAAAAAAGATATTAGAACACCATCTGATTTTACAAGATTTGATTTAAAAGATTTAGTAAATTTATATCAAGATGAAGAAGATGAGGATATGAAACTAGCCAAAACATATTCTACAGAAGATATAGAAAAATTATTAGGTATAAAAGATCAAAAAACTGCAGAACAATTTATTGAAGATCCATTCACTAGTAGTCCTAGATTTATTGGTGATAAAAGCCAAGCAAATATTATGGAAAAATTTAGAGAAAATTTATTAGAACAAGAAACAAAATTTCCAGGAAAAGATTTTGATGCTCAAAGAGCAGGTGCACTTTCGTTTGGAATTAGTCCAAAAAATCAAAGTTTAGTTCCATCAGATTTTTTAGATAAACCAGGAGAAGCTGCAACACAAATACCTTTTAGCGTTATAGCTAAAGAAATAGAAAAAAAATATCCTATGGCAGAGGGTGGTATAGCCAGCTTAGACAGAGA